TGGTGCGTTGATGGTACGAAGGGTCATATCAATCGCCCGTCATTGGACAGATTCAGATGGCCGATTCCATGAAGATTACGACGAGTTCGAACTGTCCTCATGGGGACAGGTTGCGGAGAAAATTTTAGACATTGGCAATGGCGCGCTGGTGCGTGTCAAAGGCCGTGTGAAAGTGGAAAAATGGAGCGAAGGTGGTGATACGAAATCAGCAGTTCGCATCGCCGCCGAACAAGTGACGGTTCTTTGTTATTAAAATTATGAGTAAATCAAACAAACCTATCGTTGCGGTCGATCCTGGTGTCGGCGGCGGATTCGCCGTGAACACGCCAGATGGCATCGTCCTATTCAAGATGCCGGAGTCATTGCCGGACATCTGCTCGCTGATCAATCAGCTCAAGGTGGCCAATTCAGAGTTATGGATTGAGGAGCTTCCGAACTTTGTTTCTCCCATGACGAAAAGCTCGTCAATGGCTGTGCTTCACAGAAACCTCGGTCGAGTTGAAGCCGCTGCCTATGCATACGGATACGCTCTTCACAGAGTAGCTCCAAAAGTGTGGCAGGCTCCTCTCGGACTTGGTGGGAAAGCATCGTGCAAAGACTATTCGGAATGGAAACGGAAGTTGAAAGCCAAAGCGCAGGAGTTGTATCCGCATCTGGACGTTACGCTCAAAAACTGCGATGCCCTTCTGATCCTCCACTTCGCACTCGGAGGCGGACGATGATACACAAGATGCACCGCCCACCGTCGCCTGAAGAGCTGAAGCAGTTGCTCATTGCCGCGTTCGCGATGGGCATGGTCGTGGCAAGCGCGTACTTCATTCTCTTTGTCCTCAAATGAGTCAGGAACTCGAAGACCTCAAAGAGGAGTTGGCAGAGTACAAATGGATTTCCAAAGAACTTGCGAAAGCTCTTGGATGTGGATGCACAATCGGAGGAGACTTCGATCTATGCATCGACTGCACAGACACACAGAAAGCATACAAACGAATACAGAAAATATATGAGCCTAAACAGTGCGAGCAAAATAGTCAGAATCGCTGAAGCCGATGAATCAACGCCACGAATCGACTTTGCGTACATCGACAAGAAGTACAAAGAATGGCTTGTCCGCCGTGGATTCGCCAGCGAAGAGCAAACCGAACTCGGCATGCGCCGTTCCAACAGCCGTCGCGGCAGAGCCAGCAAACGAACCAATTCCGATGAAAGCATCTGAAATATCCAGAGAACAACTCTTGAAGGAAGCTCCGCGCCTCATCGAGTATGCGATTCTTCGAGGTTGGATGACCAGACCTGCAAAGCCAAAACGCAGCGTGGATAGCGGATGGCAAGCGGTTGGTGTCGGCCATCTCGACGACGCTTCTGAAGATGAGATACAAAAACTTAGGAAACAGTTCAGTGGAGGTTGAACTTCTGTCCGACGACGTAGAAATACGCATCGGAGAAACCAAATGGTCAGGAGTTGCCTACATGCGCGAGGGTAAGCGAAAAGTCTACGTTCGAACGAAAGCTGAATTCAAAGCCAAGTTCGTCCTGATAGATGCGAAGCCCTAAACTTTACATCGCCGCACAAGAGCAGCTCTTTGCGAAGTTTCAGTCACGCTCCATCGCCATCCAGCATTGGAGCAAATATCTGATGACTCCCAAAGAGCTTGCTCTCCTTTTCAGCAAGTTAGAGAAATCAAATTCAGTCCTCTCCGAAATCGCCAAAACTGATCTTGGACGAAGTGGGGAGATAGCGCGAAAACAACTTGGAATCGAATGAATCAATCAAAGATCGACCGTGCAAGAGCATGGCTGCGTAACACGCCGGGAGCTGTCGCAGGTCAGAATGGACATGGAGCAACCTTCGCCGTAGCCACCGCATTGGTACATGGGTTTGAGCTGTCGAAGAATGAGGCCGAAACACTGCTGCATGAGTACAACGCCAAATGTCTTCCTCCGTGGAAACCCAATGAATTGGCCCACAAGCTGACTCAGGCCATGATCGTGTCGCACGACAAGCCGCGTGGATGGCTTCTCTCGGCACAAAGCGGAACTCCCGTATCGACCACTGGCAAGTTCGTGGTGCAGAGAACGATTCAGGCAATACCGGAACCTGCATCCAAATTCACGACATCGGACTTCCTTAAAGCCTGCTTCGAACCGGACGAAGTTGTCTGCATCTGCAACGACATTGTAAGCGATGAAGAGGGCAGATGTAGGCCAGCTTCCAAGGGTACATTTCTCAAGCGTGACGAATGGATTGAGAAGCATTTCACACCGCCCATCAGCGGCATGTGGACTAGCGATGACAGCCGTGGCGCATACGTCCGCATCAACCCGTGTCTCGACGAGAGCGGTTCAGACTCTGGCGTTGCGGTGTTCCGCCATGTCCTGGTCGAGATGGACGAGAAGACCAAGGACGAGCAATGGACGATTCTCAAGGAGTCGAAATTGCCAATGTCGGTCGTCATCGATTCGGGCGGCAAGAGCTTGCACGGCTGGGTGCGCGTGGATGCTGCGAACAAGGAGGAATGGGGCGAGCGTAGGGACGTTGTTTACCGGCATCTGGAGGTTCTCGGCATCGATCCGAAAAACAAGAACGCGAGTCGTTTCAGTCGTCTTGCCGGTGTGATGCGCGATGGCAAGGAACAGAAGCTGTTGGCCATCAATGTCGGGTCGGTGAATTGGGAGGCGTTCACGGACTATCTTGAGTCGCAGGACATGCCTCAGGAGTTCTCGCTCGATAGCATCATCGAGTACGATCCTAAGAATGATCCTGACAATCTGATCGGAGACAGGTGGCTGCGTCGCGGATCATCTCTCCTATTCGTCGGTCAGAGCGGATGCGGCAAAAGCTCAATGGCTGCGTACCAAGGAATGAAGTGGGCATCCGGCGAAGCGTGGTTCGGAGTGAAGCCGGTGCGCGCGCTGAAGGTGGCCTACATCCAAGCTGAGAACGACATCGCCGATCAGCATGATGCGCTGAAAGGAGCTGCTCAGATGACGTTCGGTAAGGAGAACTGGGAGCGAGGATTGCGAAGCGTGGACATGCTCTTCTTCCGCGAAACGGTTCGAACAGGATCAGACTTTGCGACAATGCTTAGGCGTCTGGTTCGCAAGACAAAGGTCGATCTGGTTTACATCGATCCGCTGCTCTCCTACATGGGCGGAAACCCTGCTGATATCGAGGTCTGCGCGAACTTCACGCGACATCTGCTCCAGCCGATTATGATGGAGACGGGCGTTGTCCTGGTGCTTGTTCATCACTTCCCCAAGCCGAAGGGTAAGGACGACAAACCGGAGAGCGTGGCTGACATGGCCTACTCAGGATTCGGATCATCAGACCTGACCAACTGGGCGCGCGAGGTCATCGTGATGAAGGAGGTTGGCTTCAACAATCCGCGCAAGTTCATGCTCGGCATGGCCAAACGGGCTGACCGTTCCGGCATGACGGACAAAGAAGGAAAAGTCACCGGATCAATTATGATCCAGCGTGGCACGGGCGGCGACATCTCATGGAACTACGCGGAACCTGAGAAGTTCGTCGTCGATAAGGAGTCAGCGAGTAAGAAGCCGTACTCCAAAGGCCGATATCCTAAGCGTTAGCCTTCTCACGCATAGCGCGGCGACGGCCCTTCGCAGCAAGCGATTGGAACTTCGCCTTGCCGAGGTTCTTACGCCCAATCCATGCCGCCAAAGCGCCAGGATCTTTCACGCCCTTTTTCTCAAGCTGACCAACGAGCCTCTCGTAACGTCCGCCACCGCCAAGTCGCATCTTGTCCATAAAATGTAGAGTTAGGTTTTACCGACGAAATTCACCACGCTTTGCACGACCAATACTTGGGCGTCGTCTTGTCCTTCGCATTCGCGCAGTTATGCCGCGCGCGGAAGTTCTTCCGACGCTCAGGATTCGATTTCTTGATCGTCATGTTCGGATCGCCGAACCGGACGATGACAACCTTTCCAGCCGGATTCTTGACATACACCGCGCTCTTCTTCTTCTCACCCGGAGTGTAGAAGGGCTTGTTGAGCGTCACCTTCTTTCCGTGGTAGGTGTTACCTTTTTTGGAGAGGGAGGTTTTCATTCGCCAGACATCACTTCCTTAACTGTCAGATTTCTGATGATCATCGGAATGTCGTTGTTCAGCATTTTCGTCTCAGCGTTGGTAAGCTGATCGAACGGCTTAATGACGACAGATCGGTAGTTCGGATTGTCCAAAAGATATCCAGCGAGCTTTGACTGTAGCTTTTCAGTCCAGCGATACGCTCTTTCACCACCGGCAATCCCAAAGAACGGACCGGCAGCAGCAGTCCCCTTTGCAAATGCGGCTGTTCCAGCAATCCCTGGAAGCAGCTTAGAGATAAGCGATGTCTTGTTCTTTTCGGCAACCTCAAGCGCCCTTGCTATTTCATCCACCTTTGTTTTTCCAGCAGTTCCGAAAACGCCATCCAAAGCATTTTGCCACGATTCCGCAGATTGGGTGAATGACTTGGCAGTGATTGGGCCTTTCTTGCTCGCCTCGCTGACAATTTGAGACAACAACGCATTTTGTGTGTCAGCCAAAGTCTCGGCGCTAAGAGCATTTTTAACTCTTGAAACGTTTTCTTTCGAGTTGTTCAAGAACTCAAGAACGACATTTGGAGAGGCAATGATACCCTCCGTTTTTCCAGTCGAAGCCTTCCTGAAGTCTTCAGCAAAACTCTTGGAAGACGCATTCAAGGCAGCCCTTGCTTGATCGATTCCCTCCTGAGTCACGTTTGGAAAGAACTCATCAAGCACTTCTTTTTGAAGACCCTTCGACCTCTTGAAGAGTACATTTTCAAGATTGTCGAGAAACTTGGACTGACCACCAACGTTTAGGTCGTTGTAAATTCGGTTTCCAATCTTCGACTTAACGGCATCGTAATCTTCAGCAAGAATTCCTTTTAGCTGCTTCAGTTTTGCAGGGCCATCTTTTCCGCTGAGAGACTCGATGATCGAAGACCATGAACCCCCTTGTTCACCAACATCCTTCAAAATTCCTTTTGAAAAAGTGGTATTGTAGTCCTCCATGAATCCAGAATATCTGTCCTTCAAATCCTTGAAGTTTTCAACAAGAGGATCATCTGGGAATCTTTTCTTAAACTGACCAAGTGCATTTTCAAACTTTGCCTTGGCTTGATTGTACGCAGCCCACTGATCGCCAGTTCCAGCTTTGACAGGCTCACCCCACTTGATGGCTTTTGCGGCATCCTGCTGCTCTTTCCACAAGTCGGCCAAGCTCTTCCCCGTCGCAGGCCCGTACAGTTCTCCGCCTCTAGCCATTGATTTTTCATAATCCTTGGACTGAACGCGAGGGTCGTTCCTGAAAGCGTCAAATTCTTTTGCGAACGCTTCATTTTTACGTTCGTAAACGCCTTGAGCAGTGCTTTTAACGGCACCGACAGCATCTCCAAGAGTCAACGACTCCATCTTGTCGTAGTCGTTGGCCAACTTGTTGAACGCAGTAGTCGTTTCGTCGTCTAATTTTCCGAACACCTTTTCAACATCAGCAATGGCCGCATCAGCAAACTCTTGTCCAGACTTGGTTGAGTTTTGCTTGAAAGACTGAACGAGAACGTCTTTCACCTGATTTTCGTCAGCGCGATATGCCCTGGCCAGCTTGCCAGCAAGCTCGCCTTCTTTCTCGGTGATGTTCTTCTGAAACTGATCGTAAAAAGGTCGGTTGAGTTCTCCGAGAAAACTGCCATCCGGCTTTTTGTACTTTCGATATCCAGCACCAATCACATTTCCAACCAAACTTCCCGCAGTTTCCCCAACGGCGTAATCTCTCGCAGATTCAAGAATGTTGTTTAGAGCGTTTTCATCCCATTTTTCACCGGCAACCGCTGTTCTTGCAGCCTCACCAGCAATCCCACGCATCGCTCCCTGAATAGGAACTTTAGCCGCAGCACTTAACAGCGTTTGTCCAGTTTCAAAAAGGTTTCTCCTAATCGGTCCTGGCAGAAATTTGGCCGCTCCACCACCCAATGAAGTGACAGCTTCCTTAGTTGCTGCTGCGGCAATCTTTCGAGGTTCAGTTTCTCCGGTCATCAACTGATAGCCGGTTTCACCGATAGCCTGACCAATCGGAAGCGGTACGCCCATTGTCTGAAGAATCGGGCCAGTTCCATATCTGACACCCTGCGAAACCTCTTCCTTGGTCGGAGCAGTCTCATCGAACATCGACGGAGCGCCAGCAGCAGCAAGACGAGCCTCTTCCTGCTGCATTGCTTGTCCCATGCGAGCAGATTCACTCATGGTGGCCTGCTTGATCTGCTCTGGATTAAGCGCAGAAACAAGACCCTGTTCTTCGCGGCGACGCATCTCTCCGACGGTTGCAGCACGATTCACCGCCTGACCAAGCTGAGCCGTCGATCCGACAGCGGCAGCAGCTTCAACCTGTAAAACAGAAGGTTGGTTTGGAACGGCATTGCTTGACGCCATTCGTCTAGCGACTTCCGCCTCAAGTCGTTGAAGCAAAGCAGCTTTTTCAGGTGATAATGGCATATTTTTATTGCTGTCCGTTTTCTGCTTTCAACTGCTGAATCAAACGCTGCATATCTTCAAGACTCATCGAGTCGGTCGATATCTCCGTAGATTGGAATGAAACGCCAGGAGCGGAGTATGCAGCAGTAGTTCGCGTTCCAAACGGAGTGGTTGACCACCGCTCGTAGAATGACGGAAGAGCCTTGTCGATGTTTCTGCCAATGGTTCCGCGCGCACTTCGTTCAATTCGATTCCTGAATCGATCAAGTTTGATGAGCGAGTTTTTATCGAAAGATCCGCCGATTTCCTGAGCAATTCGTTTTCCTTCGCTCTCGGTGACGTTTAAGCCAGAAGTGGTTCTTGCGGTGCGATTGACAACCCCCATGAAGTCGGCCAGCAACCCCAACGCTTCCTGCTTCATTGGATCTTTTTCCGTTTCAATCAACGATCTGATCTTAACTTCGGTGGTCGGAATTGCCCCCAGAAAATCGGTGAATTTTTTGCCTGGATACTGCTTCTCGAACGCCGCGATTCCGTCTTGAAGAGAGTCAATCGTTTCCATGACGGCAAACTCGTCTTCGAGCTTTGTGGCGGTTTTTGCCTCAAGCGGCTTGAGTCGTCCGCCACCTCCGATAAACGTCTGCCTCAGTTCAGCCTCTTTGGCGGGTGTAAGTTCTTGGCCAGAAGACTTGGCTTTTGCCTTGGCAGCTTCAATAAACAGATCCGTATTCTTGCCGACTGCTCCGGTTTTTGATTTTTCGTAACTTTCGGCAGCAAGAAGAGCTTGGGGTGCGATTTCTTGGGGAATTTGCCCAGAGTCGATCATGCTCTGAACTGCGTTTTTCCCAAGACGCCCTAAAGCTCCAAGTTTTGACGCTTTTCCAAGCTGCTCTTCTTCTGATCGTTTTTTAGCAATTAACGCATCATCAATGACGTACTTTCCATCAGCGGTGCGCGTTAATGCACCGTATTTTCGAGCGTCATCAATTCGTTTTGCCTCAAGCTGATCTGTGAATGCGGCAAGTTTGGCCTGCTTTTTAATCAGTTCAGCGCGAGCAGAATAAGGTTCCAATCCGTTTACCAAACGTGTCGCCTCTTGGTTGAACTGCTTCGATTTGAATCTCGGAAGAGCTGGCATCGCGGCACCTTCAGTAGTGCTGTTCAAAAAGTCAGACACCTGTTGATTGAACGACTGAAAAGTATCGTACTCATCTGCCTGAGCCTTCTGCTCTTCCAAAGCCTGAGCATAAGCATTCGACTGAATCTTATTCTGAAGATCCGCCTGACGCTGGCGCATCAGCTGATCAGCAGTCTGCATCTGCAACTGCTCCATCATCCGCTTCTGCGTCTGCGCGCGGTCGTAGAGGCTTGCGCCTAACTGAAATGCTTGAAGAGTTTCGTCGGCCATAAATTACGCCCAGTTAGAGTAGTCCGTAGGTCCGCCAATGTTGGCGGGAGGCAAAGCGTAAACCTCAGGATCGTTCTGAGGGTTGTACGATCCAGCCGAATACGATCCTGGCATCTGCTGCGCCAATCCGCGCTGCGTATACGCACCACCAGCGAATCCGCCAGCCTGAGAAATCGCGCTTCCGATAGCAGCCATCGTAGGATCAGGCATTGCAGCTACCTGAGCGGCTTGCAGGTTGCGATTGTACATCGCCTGCTGCTGTTGCTGCATCACGCCGACACGCTGAGCAGGAGTGATGAACATACTGCTCACCGAGAACGGCTGAGTCATGCCATACGCTCTCTGCTGCTGGATGAAGTTCTGAGCTTGGGCAAGACCCTGATTCTGAAGCTGCAACGAAGTCAGACCCAAGTCGCGAGCAGTCAATGCCCGACCGAATCCAGATGCGCCACCGAATCCACCGGCAAGAGCGCGTCCAGCGGTCGAACGCTGAATCTGAGCGGCAACATCAGGAGAAAGCTCGCCACGCAAAGCTGACCCAATGTTCTTGCTAGCCTGCTGAACAAGCTGGTCGTAGCCGGGAATCGCACGACGAAGCTGCTGCTCAAGCTGAGATTGCTCGGCGGCGGTCGTCTTTTGCGCGAGTTCAGTGGCGGGTTCGAGCGATGCAATGTTCTGCTGAATCGCCTTCTGCTGTTCTCCCGCGAAATCAATCGGCTTCAGCTCAGGAATCTTTGGCTTGCTTCCCTTGCTGAGAAGACCGCCAAGCAGACTCGTTCCACCGATGATTGCCGCACCACCTAGAATAGCTCCCATAAATTAAAATACCTCCTTCACAAGACGATTGCCGTTCTCAATCGAGAACACCTTCTCAGGTTCGTGACGTTGGATGTTCATGGTTACCAAACGTGCAGCCTTCTCTTCTGGGAATGCTCGCTCGTTCTGGAAGCAATGAACCCACACACGACGCA